TTTGTCGAAAGCTGCAATACTGGGCTTTCGTAAATGGCAACGGATGATGGAACAACAATGAATGCTGACTCATCAATGGATGTGGACACTGCCTTGTTGGATACGTAAAGGTCAAGGCCCATTACGTTTCCGCGTAGTGACTGTGTGCCAACTTCGCCAGCAGAGTTCTGTGGCTGTGATGCGCTGAAAATTGGTCGCTTGGTTGAATCCTGCGCGCCAATTAGCAGACCCCATTGGGATGTGCCAGCAATGTAACGTGTAGCCAATTCGCCAGTTGCAAGGTATGCAGCCGGGGTTTCGGTCTTAACGAATGACACAATGCCATCAACATCTGCAGCAGTTGCAGTTGCCTGTGTTCCACCTGATGTTAATTCTGCAATTACTGCAGCTTCTGTTGCTTGAGCGTAAACACGGCGCATGTTATCCAACATGGCTGCGTAGAAGCTTGGATCTGCGCGGTCAAAAAGTTCTACAGAGTAACGCTGTAGTCCCTTGTAAGCCTTTACAGTTGCATCAACATAAGATGACACAATGCCAGTTTCTGACGGGCCAGCACCTTCTGCAGTTTCAGCCACTGATCCTGATGTGGTGATCTTTGGAATGGATACGGTCATACCAGCGTTTGGAAGTGAACGTGTACCGATTGCATCAATCGCGCCACGAGCGCCAATCTGGTTGTCTACTACCTGTGATACATACTGGATTGGCTTGAATGCCGGGTTGGTTGTGAAACTGTCATCAGCAGCTGTTAGATGCTTTGCATCCTCTGCCTTTGCGTGTGCAATCCATTGTGCACTTTCATTGTTTCCTCTTTGAGCCTTAATAGAGTGCTCTAGGAAATGTGCTTGAGTCTTAATTGGTGATCGAGGCTTTGTGTAAGCCACTGGCGCTGCAGCGTGAACAACAGCGGCTGCTGTTACTTCATCTGCAACTGGTGTTGTTACTTCGTCCACTGTTGTCTCCTGTGGTTCATCCTCGGCAGGGGTTTCTGCTTCGGTGGCTTGATCATCAGGATCGCAAGCTGCGACCTGTGAAATCTGTGCATCCTTGAATGCTGGGTTTGTTACATGGGCTACGGCTTCAAGATTTGCTGACGCAACTACCATCACACCTTTTTCAATGCTGTATTCATTGACTTTGGCCTCAATGCTAAAAGCCGGGCGTAAACCTTCGGCAGCTTCAATCAATGCGTCATTGCCTGCGTTAGTGCCAGCAATTTTGAAAGCCATTGAGATCCCAGCCGGGCTGACTTCAAGACTTCCACCAATGCCTTTGCCAAGTGGTCGTGTTCTGTCATGCTCGCTATTTAGCACAATTTGGCTTGGGTCAATTTCACCAAAAGCGCCAAACTCAAAGCGCACAGGGCCAGCCGATGTATTGCCGACTTTGCTAAATGGGACTACAAGGCCCTTAATGGTTCGTGTCTCTGTATTGGCGGCAAGAATTTGCCCCTCAAAATTAAGTTGCATTAGCTTCATTTCCTCTCGGTGCTAAATCCATTTCCTCACGCGCTTCATCAACATTTATGATTCCAGCTGCAAGCATTTTTTCTAGGACTTCAATTTGCTCTAGTGGATTTCCTCGTAGGTAATCATCTAGATCAAACTTCACGACACTGCCTCGGGGCGTCAGATCATTCATACTTAGTCGCTCTGATATACAAGCCATATACGGCTTCAAACTGAAATCCACCAAACTGCGCCTCTCCTGCGAAACATTTGAGTAGGTGGCGCTGGCTGATTCGGCGTTTATGTACCATGCAGGGATGTTGCATAGTCTTGCAATTTCTGCAGCTGTGTTTAAGCGTGATTCAGTAAGTTGCATTTGCCCGGCATCGTAGCCAAAAGTTGTTACGTCTAATGGGCCAGATAGGTAAGCAGTTGACCGCTGCTGCCGGGCTATTTTCCATTGAGCCAACAGGCTTGACACTTGCTCAGGTGGTAAATCAACGCCAGAGTTTTTGATAACCATAGTTGGATTAGGTTCACTGGCCATGCGGCTTACTGCCATCTCTAATTCAAGTGCAGTTCTAATTGTTCGGCCACCACGATTTAGTAAGCCCTCATCTAGTCCGCTAAACATAATTAGTGAGCCAACACCATTAGCCGGGCATAAGTTGCCATCTAAATAAAAGCCGTTGAGGATCTCATCAGTTTGTAAGTCAGTTGTAAAAGTAACTCGGGTTGGATCAATCCGCCTGCATGCAATTGGTCTGCCATCCTCAAGGCTAACTTCCAAGACCATCCAAAAGGCTAATCCCCTAAATAACAAGTCTTCAGCCGTCCAACAAAGAGTGATAAATCTTGGTAAGGCTGGATCAGGCTGTTTAAGTAATGGGCGGCCTTCAATTCTTGCGCCAGTAACTTCATTGTAAGAATGTAAGCCCAATTCGCCAATAGTTCCACAGATTATGTTTCTTGCTCTGGCCACAGCTGGTACTTGCATAGCATCGCCGCGATTGATTCCAAAAGATTGGAATGGGCTAAAATTATCTTGGTAATAAGGTATTGCTAAATTTGCCTTGGCTTTTACATCTGATTTAACTGGTGGAGTACCCAGTAAGAAATCAATAAATCCCATAGTGCATTATCTCATAGATGTGTGACATTTAGCCATCTTGTGGGCGTGTCGAAATGTGTGGGCTAGTGATAGGAGTTACTAGCCCACACACTGGGGTACTGCCAAGTAGACCTTAAGCACTAATGATAGTCACAGTCTGTTGTGGCGCACAAGCATGGCCTGCTGCCATGACTAATGCAACGGCAGCTGTAATAGGTACTTGAGCAGCTCTACGCGCAATGCGCCACCCGCCATCTGATGCTGGTCGTCTTGCACATGAAACTAAATGACTATGTAATGTCGGTTGTCCGGGATGAATAAATCTGCCTTGTTGCATTGCATTAAGTGTTTGGTCGCAACTAATAGCAAAGCCTGCTGATGCCCAAGGTGTTGGCTCGGTTGCAATGCCTGCCTGTGCTAATCGGGGTGCGATGTAGCCAGCAGTGTTTGGATCATAGGCAAACTTTCTTGGCCTGTATCTACGAGCTAGTGTTGCCAATTCACCTGTAAGTTCCAGATCATTTATTCCGCCCTCACGTTGCCATTCATGCAAAAATACTGCCATACCTTCAGCTCGTTCTTGTATGGTAACTAGGCAAGCAATTTCTCTATTGAAATTAAGGTCAATAGCCATCCATGTAGGTAATCCATCCTCAAGAGCTACATCTGTCTCGCCAGCATTCCACATTTCTAATGGGAATGGATTTTCTATGGCATCAATCCATAAGCACAAGGACTCAGTTTTAAAAGCATCTTTTGTATCAAAGATTGAAGCATCTTTAATGTTTTGTTTGCTAATTGTGTAACCCATTGCAGGATTGGCCATTGCCCAAGCTTTTTCATCATTGACATCTGATCCCGGCATTGCGCTGTATTCGTAATAACCCATTCGAGTTGAATCAAAGGTCAAGGATCTGCGTCGCTGTTCATTAAGTACATTGCTGTTGAGATCGCCAGCATTAGATGTCCACCACACTTGAGCATTTGGTCTGGCTCGGGTGATCGGTGTAACGGCTGCCCAAGTTGGCTCGTCAATTTCTCGCAATTCATCTACATAAAGCAAGTCGGCTGTTGATCCGCGTGGCCCCTCGCTGGTCGCAGCTCTAATTGCGTATTTTCGTAGTCGCTCACATTTACCCCCACATGACTTTGGGTAGTGATGGCAGTAAACCTCTAATTCCTCTTGGCCGTTGGTTCGAGATACTCGCTTTATACGCTTACGCATCCAATCAAGGCTTTCGGCCATGTCTACGGTTTGTTTAAAAGTATCTAATGAAAGTTGGCGTGTCTGTGACATGGCAATTGTGCTTTTTTCACCAAAGATGTACAGGCCTGCAAGAATGCGCATACGCATCATGTGAGTCTTGCCATTCTGCCGGGCGACTAACACACCTACTTGAGATCTAGCCCATGTGCCATTGGAATTTATTTTTAGGGCATCATCTAAGACATACTCTTGCCAAGGCAGTAACGGTACACCTAACTCATCCGCTAGCTGGCTTACTAACGGGCCTGCGCTGGGCAGTTTTAGTGGCGGGCTTTGTATTCTTGGTTTTAACGAGCCGTAAGAAGTCTCCGACATAGGCTGATCCATCTTGTTCCTCTTGTTTACTGGCAGTACGGGTTTCCACAGTTAAGTGCAGCTGCTGCAACACTGTAAGAAACTTACCACCTAGGGCTGTTATGTCTTTGAGATCAGCGCCGATGTCAAAAGCCGTATCTAATGCCTGCGCCATGCGCCGGGCTAAATGTACGGCAGCTGCGTCAGTTGGCGTGATCCAATTTGAAGCTGACAAGGCCGATTCTAAACATAGGTAGATAGTCATTGGTTTGACCTCTGGCACATCTGTTTTCTTTTGGGTCATGACTTAGGCCTTTCGGTTGTTGGTGGGTCAAATCTGGTCATTAGGGGAGAGATTCCTGCAAGGGAGTCTGTGG